GGACCCGTATTGCGCGGGCGTGCGCCACCCGAACACGTTCTCGGCGTTGATCGCGTTGTCCGTGAACGACGCGACGACCGAGTCGTACAGGTTTTCGACGGCGAGCTTGATCATTTGCCGCCGCCCGTGAGCGCGCGCCGAAGCTCGGCGCGCACGATGGTTTGCATACGCTCGGCGAGTCGCGGCGGGATTGCGCCGGCCGGCACCAGTCGCCGTGTGCGACCGCCGCGCGCTTGCCCGAGTGAGTGCAGCGCGTCATGCCATCGGAGTTTGACGATCACGCGTTTCCCGACCGCCGCGACGGCGAGCGAGCTACCCGTGATCGCGGGTTGCTGTCCCGTGGCAGTCGGCGGCCATGGCTCGCCGTCGGGGTCGACGCCGCGGCGATAGCAGTCTGCTAGGTACGCTTGCACCTCGGGCGCGAGCTTGTCCGCGACCGTTTCGAGTGCGCCGGGCACCGCGCGCAAACGCGCGATGATAGTCCCGAGCACGGCGTCGGCGTCGTCGGTCATGTCGACGTCCCTCCGTTGCCGCCGCGGTCTTCGCCGCGCCCAATGCGTGCTTGTCGGTCGAGTGCTGCATACGGCGACTGCTCGCTGTAGCAGTGCGATCCGCCGTATTCGATGGCGGACGATTGCGCGCCGTCGACCGTGCGCTGTAAGTCAAACAAGCCCGTGTCTGAGTTGGCGGCCTCTTTGATCTCGTCGTACGCCTGATCATGCCGGTTTTTGAATTCCGCGAACGCGTCGTCGGTCTGCGACATGCCGCGCTTGAGCCACGCGTTCGCCGAGACGATGTCGACCACCCACTGTTTCAGCGCTTCGGGATAGTCCGGCGCGACCCACACGGGATACCGCTTGCCTAGCCGAGCTTCGACGCGCGCCGACACGCCGATGATTTGAGCGCGTAACCATCCCGGCGTCTTGGATTCAATGCCGTCAACCACGGTGCTCGGGAGCAGCGTGCGCAGCTTGAATTCGTCGTCGGTGAGGTACGAGGTCGGCATGTGTTTGCTTAGGTGTCGTGGACGTATGAGCGGTGCGCGCGGCGCGTGCGCGCTGGAACCCGAGGGTCAAAGGCGGATACCTAGACCCCAACCGTCGCGCCGTGTGTCGCGCGCACCGCTATACGATCCAAGTGTTAGACGTGACTGTTAGGACTAGAGTGCGAATCAGCGTCCGGCGATCACGTCGTGCACTTGAACAATAAGAACGGGTGGCCGGCCATTAGGCCGTAACGACCCTGCGTGTGCCACTCCAGCTCGTTCAGACGATCGAGCTGTGCCTCGGTTTGCGGACCGTAGTATTTGACCGCGAAATCCTCGCGCGGGATCCATAGGAAAGCGCCGAGCTCGCTGGACGTGATTTCGTCGACGGCGAGGTAAAACGTGTGGTCGTCGCCGCCGAAGCCCGCGCCGAGCTCGGGTGCTTCGATCGGTTGGCCGAGTCCGAAGTTGCGAACGACGGCCTCCATGTCAGTCATACCGCCGACGGTCCCGGCGACGTTCGCGACGGTCGCGATCATCTTTGCATTTGTGATCTGCGTCGCGCGCACCATGAGTGCGGGCGGCACGATAAGCGCAGCGAGTCGAAGATTGCGTGGGTCTTCGCCGTTGGCCATGCGCATTGACGACACGTAGGCGATGGCTTTGGCGAGGTTGACGACCGCGTCTTCGAGCGACACCGACGTGTCGATCTTGATCGAGCCCGGGTACGCCGCGCCGAGGTTGGTCGGTGACTGCGCGCCGCTTCCAGCGCTACCGCTAAACAGGTTCGCGTAAATGCCGGCAGACGTCTTGAACGGATTGACCGGGTGGTCTTTGGCGAAGAAAGCCTTGCCGTCGTACGTGACCGGGTTGGATTTGATCGCGTCGGCGAGCTGTTTCTGTGGCCAGTATGCTGCGTATTCGCCGACGCCGCGCGACCAGTTAGTCGCCCAGTCAAGCCCGTTACCGTCGAGGTCTTCGAGCTGGTTCCGGAACATTTTCAAGCCCGACGCGGCCGATTGCATCTCGACCTCGGACGTCTGCGAAACCATATCCTCGAAGGGGATATAGCCGCCTTTGCCGGTGTTCTTGATACGCGCGGTGTCGAGCATCCAATTGACGCGCTCTTTTTTCGACTCGCTTTTCGGACCCTCCTTCATGACCGAGGGCCACCACTGGTGCGCGAGCAAGCGATCATAGTCGCGCAGCGTGATCGTGCGCATGTTGGACTCGAGGTCCCAAAGAAACGTAGGTGTTAGAGCTGGCATGTTCGTGATCCCTTATGTGTTAGGCGCGCGCGTTAGACAGCGGCCGGCATGGGTGGGAGTTGGAACACGACGAGCACACCCTCGGACGGGCTCACGTCAAGGATCATCCCGATCGCGGTGCGACCGGTCGCTGTGAGAGTCACGGTCTCAGCGTCTTTCATAAAAACGGGCTTGCCGCGATCGGTGTTGGCGATGAGCGCGGCGGAGTCGTTATTCCACCAGGTGCCCTGATACTCGCGATGCATCTTGATCAAGATGCCTTTGGTCCCGTTGCCGGTGAACGACTCGGCGAAAATGCCGATCGGCACGAGCCCCGGTGCGGTTTTGCCGACGACGATTGCGCCGGCGTTCGCGGTGTCGATGCACGCGAGTTTGCCGCGCTCGGCGACCTCGCCACTCGCCAGAGGTAGGGTACGGTACCCGCCCTGATCTTCTTGGATGACGCGTTCCATATATAGCCGTTCGTTAGACTGTTAGATGTGTTAGGCGGGTTGGGTGTGGGGTGTCAGTTGGCGGGCGCGGGCTTGGCGGGCGTCGACCCGTCGGGCGTTGCCGCGCCGGCTTGCACGCGGCGTCCGCCGAGCACGAGCTTTGTGTCCGTCGACTCGCCGCGCGGGTTGCGCGGCACGAGCCCCATGCGCTCGTCGAGCTTGCGCTTTGCGTCGGTGTCCGACGTGCCGTGCCCCCCGGCCGCACCGGCGAGCGGTGCGCGTGCGAGCTGCGGGTTGATCGGCGTTTCGGGGAGATCCTTGATCGTCTCGCGCACGAGCTCGATCGGCGCTTTCTGCAAGATCGCGAGCATCTCGGGGGCGAGTCCCGGTCGCGACGCGACGAGCTTCGCGCGCTCGGCGTCTTCGCGCATGACCTTGATCTCGGCGCGCGCGGCGGCTGCGTCTTTCTGTGCGGCGATGGCTGCGCGGTATGCGGTCGCGGCGGCTTTCTTGTCGTCGTCGTCGGCCGGGTCTTTGGCCGGCGGCGCGTCGTCGGCCGCACCCGGTTCTTTGGGCTTCGGCGTGCCGTCGTCGGCCGGGTCTTTGGCCGGCTCGTCGCCGTCGGCCGGCACGGTGCCGCCGCTAGCGGCGTCCATTGCGGCAAGTGCGGCTTTCGCGGCGTTTGCGTTTGCGTCTTCGCCCTTCGCGGCTTCCTCGAGCGCGGACCGGGCTTTTTCGTATGGGTTAGGCATGGCTTCGTTTCCTTTCGATCCGCTCGCGAGTCGCGCGAGCACGGTGCTTAGTGATCCAACTTCGTCGGCAAGCCCGGCGGCGACCGCGGACTGTGCGGTAAAAATGCGCGCTTCGAATTGCGCGATGGTTTGCAGCGCGAGTCCGCGCGTCGAGTACACGTGCGCAAAGAACACGCTGGCGAGCTCGTTGATTAGAAGTTGCATCGACGCGAGCTCGGCGTCCGTAAGCGGGTTGTCCGGGTGACCGTCCGCCTTGCGTGCGCCCGACGCGATGAAAGCCACGCGGATCCCGTTGGCGGCGTTCATCGCGGAATAGTCGTCACGTGAAAGCACGACGCCGATCGACCCGGTGAGTGACGTTTCGCCGACCGTGATCGTTTGACACACCGACGCGAACGCGTACGCCGCCGAGCAGCAGTCGCCCTCTGCGAACGCGTGCAGCTCTTTACCCGCGGCGTCGCATATAGCGCGGGCTTCGCGTGCCGCTTCGAAGCATCCCGCCGCTTCGCCGCCCGGTGAGTCGAATCGAAATAGCAGCGCGCGCGCGGGCGAAGCGCACGCCGTGCGGACGCGCGCAAGGATGTCTTCGTATGAATCCCAATAGTGATGCGCGTGCTGTTCGAGCGCGTCACGTATGTCGATGATCGCTACGTCGCCGACAGTCGCGACCTCGCGCGTCGGCTCGTCGACGATAAAGAACGGCTCGAAGAAAGCCCGGGGGTCGATGCACAGCGGCGTGCCGCGGCGTTCGTACTTGCGTTCGAGCTTGGGTGCGCGCGCGGCAGGTGCGGGCGGTACGGCGGCGGTGACGGGTCGCGTCATGGTGTGACCTCGGGTGCCGGCGGCGGTAGCGCGGGCGGTGCGGGTGCGCCGGGCGGCGGCACGGGCGCGGTCGGCGCGGCGGGTACGAAACCCATGCCGATCGAGCCGAGCAGCGCACCGGCCGTGGCGTCGTCGATCGAAAACGCGCGCGCGATCATTTGCTGTGCGGCGTCGCGCGGGATTTGGCCCTCGGCGCACGCGGTCGCTATGGCGAGCAGTGACGTGATCTGTCCCGCGTCGAGCGCGTTGTCAGGGATGCCGTCGTGTTGGTCCGGCGCAATCGCCTCGACCGGGATCCCGAAGCGGTCGACGAGCTGTCGCACGTTCGGCATAAGGTCGGACGGTGCGAGCGCTTCGGATAGCTGTTTGATCGCCGCCGACACTTGCACCATCGCCGAGGCCTCTTGATTGCGGTCTTTAGGCGGCGTGACGTCGTACTCTTGTGTCACGCGACGCTTGAGCACTTGATCGGTGCCGTACACACAGGCGACGTATTGCGGGAGGATCTGCGTGTTGAGCGTGTGCGAAATGCCGTCGCCGGTCTCTTTGATGAGGTCCGACGCGATGGCTTTGTGCACGGTCTCAGCGTTTGAAAACCCGGCTCCCCCGTCGATCGTCACGACTTGTCCGGCGATCGCTATATTAAATTCTGTATTGCACTCCTCTATGGTCTTCGTGAACGATTCCCATCCGCGGCCGTTGGATTCTAATAGTTTGACTTCATAGCCCGGCGTCATCCCGAAGACCGTGTTGACGCCCCATGCCATGACTTGCCGGAAGTGCGATTGTTTTTGCGGCTCCGACGCGCCTTGCGGTGCGGTCGCGACGCGTGCCGGGTGCGCGAGCTTCGCCTCCCAATGATCGCGATACAGCCCGGCGTGTTGCTTGCGGATCCACGCTTGACCGATCGCGCGCCATAGGCCGGCCTGCCACGGCGCGACGCGTCCGCCCGGCGTGTGCAGCACCCAGCGCCCGTCACCCGGCACGATGCGGATCACGCCGTGGTAGGACTGGTAGTACCAAGTGTTTTCCTGCCAGACGTATCGTAGGAATTGCGGGTCGTACCGCACGAGCACGGGATACGCGCGGTTGCGCACGGGTATCAGCTCGCCGACGCCGACGCCCAGTAAGATCCCGTCGGCCGCTAGCAGCGCGAGCTCGGACGGCGGACACATCTCGTCAAACTCGGCGCGCGTTGAATCGTGCCCGCGTTCGAGTCGCGCGATGGCATCGGCGTCGCCGCGAAACACGCGCGGCAATCTTACAAGCCCGCCGGTGCGCGTACTGAGCACGCCGGCTAGATGGCCATCCTTGCGCGCGGCGAGCATGAGCTGCGCGGCGCGTCGGAGGTCACCTTGGTCCGCCAATCGTTCGGCGGCTTCGAGATCTGCGAGGTACCAGCGCGTCGGCGTGTACGACGGCGGCGGCAGTAGCCCGCCGCCGATGTCTTCGCGCCGCTGCTCGATGTCTTCGAGCGTGGTCATCGACGCGCGCGTGCGCGTTTGCGTGTACGTCGAAATCCCGAGTAGCACGTCGCGCGCGGCTTCGGACATGCGCTGCGCGGTGCGGGAAATCGATTCGGTTAGCGCCACGGGTCACAGTCTTGACGCCACTAGCTGCGCGCGCGGGCGGCTATCGTTGCCTAACGTGTGGCGTCGACCAAGCTGTGGCGGGTATTCGGTACTCGCGTTCGAGCGCCGCGCGCGCGGCGGGACACGGCAATCTGTAACCGTTAGACCAGTCGACGATACGCTGGCGGTACACGCGACACCGGCACGCGACCGCGTAAGCAGTAGTTACGCGCAGCACGGCGAGCAGCAATAGCCGGCCGCGCGTCATGCCTATCGGTCGCCGCGCCATATCTCCGTCGCCGCGTACGGGTCAAACACGCGCTCACGGTCGTCATGGTCCGACGGCACGGTGCCCGGTCGTACGGGCTTGCCGGCGTCGTCGCGCGGGTTGGCGGTGTCGGCGGTGCGTAGTGAAAGCGGTTCCCATGCGGACAATGCCAACGCGTCGTAACGGTCCGGCGATCGGCTTAGCGACTTGCGGATTACGTCTTTACCCGTCGCTTTCAGTCGGCCGTTTGCTTGCTCGATCCATTCGAACGCGTGCAGCTCGGCGGCTAGCTTCGTGTCTTCGACGATGGCGCCGCCGTCGCGAAACCATGTCTCTAGGTTGGCGGCGAGCTCGTCGCGCACACGCTCGAAGTTTTGCGGCTCACGCACTGCGCGGTTGGAAGCGAACACACGCACGAGCTCGAACGCGTTCGGATACTGGTCGAGATAGTCGGCGAGCAGTCGCGACACCTTGGCGCCGATAGGACCTTCGGCGTCGATCACGACGACGGGCACTTCGCGCGGCAGGCGCAGCTCGGTTATGAGTCGCGCGACATACGTCACGATCATCTCGGCGGATATGCCGCGGTGCGGGTGTAGCGCTAGGTGCTTTAGTCCGCGGCGCGACGCGAACATGATTTCGTCGCCGGTGTCTGTTTCGCCGGCCGGGTCGACGCCGATGTACAGACGCCCGGCGGCTTCGGTCGTGTGCCATCGGATCTCGGCTTGCTCGATCGTGTAGACCGAGAAGATCCGCCCGGCTTCGTTGACGGCGAATTCGCCTTTGACGCGGATCGCATACAGCGCCGAGTCGACGCCCCACTCGTCCTGCTTTTCGAGTATCCATGCGCGCTCGGCTAAGCCCGGTATGACGACGCGTCCGGTTTTCGCGTTCGGCGTTTCCTCCGACGACACTGTGATCTGATGGTAAAAGCGCGCTTTCGAGTGGAACGCGTCGAAGAATTCGCCTTCGTTACGCGTCGGGTTTCCGAGCAGCACGACGCGCCCGCCGCCGGCCAAGTTGCCTGCCACGGCTTCGTGGATTATCGCGGGGATGCCCGACGCTTCGTCCAGTATGTAGAGCAGGTTGCTACCCGATATGCCGGCGACGGCTTCGGCTTCGCGCGCGGTGAAGCCGACGATCTCGCGAAAATCGGGTGCTTTGAGTCCCGTGCGCGCGAGGTCGCCGAGCTCGCCTTCGATGATCGCCGAGTGCGGGCACGGCTTCGGGATGCGTAAGCCCTCGGGGTCGTCGGCTTTGCAATCCAGACACCGCCCGGCGCGCGCGCGCATCATGCGGAGCTCGCGCCATAGGATTTGATCCACTTGGCGCGCGGTCGTCGACGACATAATCACGCGCGCGTCGGGAAACGAGCAGTAGAACCACAGCGCGATAATCGCCGCCGAGTGCGACTTGGAAACCTTATGGCCCGACTTGATCGCGTTGCGTCGATGGTCGCGCACGGCTTCGAGGATTTCGACTTGCTTGTGCCACGGCTGCACGCCTAACACCTCGCGCGCGAACCGGACCGGGTCGGCCTGGTAGCGCGGGTTAGGGAAGCGCATGTTGGAGTTGGCGACCGTGAGCTGTGCCGCGCGTATGCACGCCGCGATTGAGCCCGCGAATGTTTGAAGCTCGCGCGGTTGGTCGTCGGGACGCTTGCGCGCGCGGCCGATGCGTCCGACGCGTGCGTCAACCTCGCGCGTGATAGCGGACGTCATGGGTCGATCCATTCGCCCGTGGCGTCGTGCCAGAGCATCACGAGCGCGTCGTGCGCGTGGTCTGCTGCGCCGCATTGCTCGGCGTACCATTGTGCGATCGCTCGTGCGTCGTGCGGCGCGCCGCCCGCAAGCGCTACTTGACTCATGGCGTGCAGCGCTGCTAGCGCGTCGATGTCGGTCCAGCACAGTGCGAGCAGTCGACGCAGTCCCTCACGATCGGGCGTGATCGTGCCGGTCACGGTCACGGTGTACGGCTCGCGCGTGCCCGGACGCTTCGGGTATTCTAGCGCGGTGAGGTTCTTATACGGCACGCCGTCGAGCTTGATCTCGACATGCCCGAAGTCGCACGGCTTGCCGTTGATAGTCGCGCGCCGCACTTGTGGCGAGTGGCTCACGAAGCGGCGGCGGCGTTTGCTTCTACTCGTCATGGATGCACCTAAGTTGCGCGCGCGTGGCTTCGAGCTGCACGGCTTGCTCGTGCGCCGCTTGGGCGAGCGCCGCCGTTTCGCGCATGAGTGCGTTGGTCACTTCGATGCGCTCGTTTGTGACGCGGTAGTTGAGCACGAGCAGTACGGCGACCGTGATGTTTAGTACGAGTGTGGCGGTCGACACGACGACGTCGCGCGTCATAACCCCAACCTATCCAGCACCGACGCGACCGCTTGTGCAGCCGCCGGGTGCGGCTTGAGTGCGTCGGCAATCGCGTTGCGTGCGCGTATCCATGCCGGGTGTTCGCGTACGTATCTGTCTTCGGTGAGCTCGGCGCGCGTTTGCAACTCGGCTAGCAGCTTGAGCAGCTTGCCTTCCGAGTCGACGAGCTTGACGCGCTCCGACGGCAAGAGGTTTGGCGCGACGCGGTCGACGCGGATTACGTTTAGCAGCGCGAGGCACTGGTCGATCGTCGTGCCGCCTACCGTCACCGGTACGGGTGGCGGCGCGGGTGGCGGCGCGGGCGGCGCGGCTTCGTCGGGCGCGTCGGGTTGCGGTTCGCGCCACGGTTGATCCCATGCCTCGATCGGGATCCCGAGCGCGTCGAGCAATCGCCGCCGCGCGACGAGTTGCGGCGGCCGGTCGCCTTGGCGCCAGTCGAGTAGCGATTGCCGCGACGCGCCGACGCGGCGCTGGAGTTCGTCGTACGTGCCGGCGGCGTCGATGAGTTGCCGTTGTCCCTCCGACACGCACCGGCGCGGTCGCGCGCTGCTCGCGCCGTCGCGCACGCGGTGCATTTGTGCCGGGTGCGTGTCGGTTGGTATTGGTTCGCGCAATGTCAAAGGTATCCGCCTTGTCAAACGATTATTACACGGCGCCGTCGTTTTTTATCGTGGGTGTTTCACGCCCGTACAAAAGTGTAGGGCCATGACGATATGTTCCGGTGCGCTTTCTCGGCTCCCCCCGGACATGGTTCCCCCGGCACTGTAGAGCCCGGGGGTAAATGGCCAACGGTTACGGGCACTTGCGCGTGTGTCAAGCAATGATTGACGTTCTCGCAGTGGCACGCCGCTTGACGGTCGGCCGTGGCACGCGTCGTGCGCCCACTGTGTGGCTGGCCTCGCGTACGCCGTGGCTGGATACATCCGCTGTGAGCGTTGCGCGCGGCGCGTGTATGGCCATGGCTATACGCGATTGCTCTTGACATGGGTCGACGTTGACGGTTGGCGCGGCGGGGTGTGCAATGCATGTGTCACTGTCCTGCGTTACGTTTGTGCAGCCATGGAACGGGGCTTGAGCCCCGGACACGTCGCGACCCTATGGTCACGCTCGGATGTGCGACGTGTTCGGGGCTTCGGCTTAGCGACGCCCCTTGATTGGCGGTTTGGACGGTGCGGGGACGGGCTTGTTGAGAGCGTTGACGAGCTTGTCGCGTTCGGCCTGCTCGCCGGCCAGTCGCGCGTCGCGCCGTGCGGCGACGAGTCTCGGGTCGTCGCTCGATACGGCTGCTACGCCGAGCGGGTTGCGCTCGGGCGGCGCAAGGCTCGGCGGCACGGTCGGCCGCTTGGCGGACTCGACGTCGCCCGGCCGGTCGCTACCCGTTGGCACGCTTAGGCGGAGCTCGACGTCGGCAAGCGGCGCGGACATGGCGCGCGTGTTGGCAGCGCCGCGCGCGACGTATTCATCGCCATTGGCGCCGCCGCACGTAAGCACCGTGATGCACAGCGGTGAGCCGTGCTTCGCGTTCAGGTCGCGATACGCTTCCCATCGCACGGCGTCTTCGCCGACCTCGCCGTCGGTCACAAACACGAAGTTGGCGCGCGTCGCGGTGTAGCCGTCGTATCGCATAAGCCCGTTGATTCGCCGCACCCCGTCGGGTGCGACCGGTACGTCGGACGGCGCGACCAGTCGCGGCTGCAAGTGTTCACGTAGCGCCCATTCGAGCGCGAGTCCCGAGTGACACACCGCCGCGCCCGCTTCGACGAGCATCAAATTCGCGCGCGCTTGTACGCCCGGCACAGCGGCGCACAGCACGTTCAGGTCGCGGCCGATCGTGAGCACTGAGACGGGCGTGTCGCGTGGTAGCCGGCGGATAAGATCGCCGACGACCTCTTTGGCGGCCGCCATGCGCGAGTTTGCAGCGCCCTCGGGCAAGTGCATAGATGCGCTGATGTCAATCGCGACTATCAGCGGGTCGTTGCCGGGAAACATTACTACGTGCGTCATGTGGTTTTCACTTTCGCCGCCAACGGCGGCCGTACGAGGTCACATCCCAAACGCTTACGCACGCCGCTCGAGCGGCATGTGGCTTGACCCATGCTGATAGCCGCCGCGGCGTCGGCGCCGATGCGCGTCGGCTTGAGACATGCGTCGCGTATCGACCGCTCGTGCGGGCGCATGTCGGCGTATACAACCGCGCGGGCGTTGCATGCTTCCCAATGCCGCGCTTGCTCGCGCGTCATGCTCGCGCGGCCGATGATTGCGCGGCGCCACTGTCCCGCCGTGAGCTCTAAGAAGTGCCATGGGTCGCGCGCGAGCGTGCGCCATGTGTCGCGCCATAGCCGCACGGTGCCGGCGAGCGATACGGCGGCGGACACGTACCCGCCCCACGGTGCTTCAGTCACGAGCGCGAGCGGTAGCCCGCGGACCTCGGCGGCGTGCATGCACTCACGCACGACTTGCATGCGCGCGTGCGGGTCGTTCGCGTCGCACTCGTCGTACGCGCGTAATCGCCCGTTGATAAAGACCGCGACGCCCGTGTTAGCGGCGGCGTCGAGGTTTAGGATGACCGCGCGCAGCGCCGATAGTTCAGGGTGCCCGAGCTCGACGGTCGAGCCCGCCGGGCGGTGCAGGATGATCCGTTGACCGCGTTTGGCGTGACCGTGGCGGCGGCTCATGGCGCGCACCATTGCGGCGGGTCGCCCGTGCTAGACAAGGCATCGCGCAGCGCGGTAATGCGCGCGAGCGTGTCGCCGAATAGCACGACCTCGTGCATCTCCCGAAACCAACGGCGGTAGCGTCCCGCACGACGCCGCGTGCGGTTGTGTTTGATGCGTTCGCGGCGTGCGCGGCGGCAGGTCATAGCTGTCCCTCGGGCGTGGTCGCCGCGTCGGCGGGCGGGTCCCATGCCATGAGCTCGACGTCGAAGTGCGCGAGCACGTCGCCGACCGTGGCGCGCAGTCCGATCCCGTCCCATGCGGTCGCGCGGTCACACGCGCGAAACTCGCCGCCGGTGAGGTCGTACAGCGACCCGCGCGTGTACCACTCGGGTAGGTCGCCAAACTCGCGCGGCGTGAGCCATTGGGAGACCGCTAGCGCCGTTCTGCGGGCTTCGGCTGCGATGACAAGCGCAAGCCACTCGTGCCCGTTCACGGCCGGCATGGCGGCGCGTAGCGCGGCGGAATAGTGCTCGCGCGAGGTCGTGACCCAGAAGCTGCGGACGGTCCCGCGTAGGTCGGCCGCGCGGCAGGCGAGTGTGGCGGGCGCCGGTAGGCGCCTAAGCAGGGCCGCGGGGAGCGCGAGCACGGTCGGGCACTGGA